TGAAACAATCTTATACAAAGATGTTAGGTTATTAGCAATTCCGCTAATTGGTGAAGCACCGCTAAACTGGGATTCAAGTGGCATTAGAGCCATATGATTCATGACTTCTGCGTGAGAAACACCAATTTCTTCACGGTAAGCAGCCATAATGTCTCCAATTCCATCATCAATCTTTGCCATAGCAGCAGCAAGTTCTGAAATTTCGAACTGATGTGCAATAGTTTTTGGGCTAGCATACAATACATCGTATACTGGCTTTAGTGGACTTAATCCATCTGTAGCACTTGTGGTAAATGCTGCATTTTCTGCTACACCACCAATGTTTGCTTCTGTTAAAGAACCATGACCGGTTCCACCAGTGGTAGAGAAAACATCTCCTTGACCACCAATAGCACGTTCTTTTAAGATACGCCAACCGGAGGAACTCCAAGGTTTCTTAGGCAAAATACTTAATGCGTTAATTTCGCGGTTAAGCATTGACCAAACTTTCTGTCCGTAAATATGGTTGTAAAGCCCACTACCGTTAAAAGCGGATTGGAGAGTTACATCGTGAGCAGAATGAATACCTGATTCAATACCTGCTCCTTTTAGTAACTGCATTCCACCAACACTACCGTAGGTTGCTCGTTCTAAATCCTGAATTGTTCTAATTGTGTTTACACTCATTTATATCACTCCTGCAAATCACGGACTAAAGCGTTAACTTCTTCCCATGATAGTTCTCCGACATTCTGCATCTTTAACAACATTTCTTCGCTTAACTGTGGTCCAGCAGCAACTTTTTCAACTTGCTTTGTAATAACTTCATTATTACTTTCTAGCGATTTGCGTAATTCTGCAAATTCGTTCTTAAGAGCAGCAACTTCTGCGGCGGCATCATAATTAGCCTTAGCAATATCTGCTGCTTCCGCTTTTAATTCTGCTTCATAAAGAGCCTCAAATTGCTCTTTAACCACATCATAAGCGCGGGCTTCTTCTTTTTCTAACTTAAATTGTTCATAAGCCTTTGCGAGTGTTTCCTCGCTTAAGTCCAAACTCGAAATTGAGTCCGACTTTCTAGTAACGAAATTCTTAAATTCGCCACTATAGCGTCCAGTTAATGCACCATCAATGCGAGATTGACCAGTTTCGTTGTGTCCATATACTACGGACTCCGCCTTATTTTCCTCGTCGTCTAACATTTCTTCGTCATCGTCTTCTGCTTTATTATACATAAGGTTCTCTTCTTCATCTCCGGCTACTTCCATCATTTCCTCATCCATAGATTCCATCATGTTTTCTTCGTCCATCGAATCATCTTTCTTAATTTCAACTTGGTTTCGCAGTGCTGCTACTACGTCGTTGAATTCTTCTAATGCTTTTGCAATTTCTTCCGACATTTTATCATCTCTTTTGTTTTCTTTAACAATATCAAATTTCGCTTCGGGGTTTATGCCTTCTTCACAAATCGTTACTTCGTGTAACTCCAACTTATCTATCTCTTTATATGTTCCAACATCGGGGTCGTATCTATTCGACTTGTGAAGGGCTTGACCTCCGATACTAAAAGAACGTAAATTCCCCCTACGAATTTCACGTCCTACTTCTCTCGCTTTTTCAATATCATCACGAAGTTTAATAACTACAAAAAGTCCTGTATCGTCAACTTGTGTTTTTAATACATTACCTTTTGAGTCAGTCCAATTATCTATCACTTCTCCTACTTGCACATTGGAATGCGTTATCATAACATTTTTATAATCACCTTTCATAAACTTATCAGATGCATCTTTTAGTGCATCTAAGGTAATTAAATCGTTTTGCTTATCTACAACATCAACAGATGCGTAACCAGCAATAACTAAAGGCTCGTTATTTCTAGCCTTTAAAATGACCAGTTCACTACCGGCCCCAAAATGACTCCCTAGCATATGTGTGCTTAAGGCCATAATAGACGATTAATCATATATACTATATAAAGTTAATCAGAAAACTTGAGTTTTTTATACTTATCGTCGTAGATATTTACTAATCCTTCGTCACTAGTTTTGCTTGTAGGTTTTGTTTTATAACCAGTCCAAACAATCCATTTATTACTGTCTGCTATAGGCACTACCCTAAAGTGTATTTTCCCATCATACATTTTTGAGTCAATTATGTATTCGTGATAACCGTCCCGTTGGCTTCCAATTACAGCACCGCCTTTAGATATAATTTTTACTTTGTCTGCAGAGTCGTCTATTTGTGCTAAAAATTTATCTGCTTTACCAAATAAGTTATACAAATCAATATCTTCGTCTTGTTCTATTCTCCAAACTAATTCTTTACCTTTGTGTTTAATAATAAAATTAAGATTTTTATCCTTTCTGCGCCATAATTCAAATGTGGTTGCTTCTTCTTTAAGTTCTATTTTATCATCATTATAGAACTTACGGGAGGCTTTATCATATAAAATACCATAAGCATTACCTCTTTCTCGCATAAAGTTAGTAACATCTTTTTCTAGTTCTTCGCCTTTAGATTTAAATAATCTAGATAATACGTTATTCATGTTTTTTGCACGATTAATTATATCTTTTACAGTTACAGATGATTTATCTTGAGTCATATTACTAACTAAAGTCATTAACATAGCACTGTCTTTATGATATACATTACCCAATTCTTCTTTCCATAGGTCTAAATCTATCATGGCATTTTTAGCCATTAAATTATTATTCTCAAATCCATAAAACATAAACCCTTCCATTGACGTAGAACCTTTAATAATTGCCTCACCATGAATACTATCTGTAAGAACATATGACTTCTTAAGTGCTTCTACAGTATATTCTGATAGCATTTTTTTATTACCTTCTGATAAAAACTTAAGAGTAATAATTCGTTCCGCTTCTGTTACTTCGGGTATCTCAACAAACTTAGCAGAATAAATAGAAAAACCATTTTTGTTTGATTGAACCTCATCAACCTTGACTCTAATAATATTTCCTACTTTTACTTCTTCTGTTGTATTTAGTGCCTTTCCGACTTTTAAGTATCTTTTACCTTCACGTTCTACTACTGGTGTATATTGGTCGTCATCATCCATTGGTCCAGCACCTAATGTATAACTATATGTTCCGTTTTTATTTTCTCTTGTTTCTAATACTATTAAATCTAAATCTACAAATTTTTTCCATTTAACCCACTTAGGGTTTTTCTTTTTACCAACAATATATGATGACTTAGCATCCTTAATAACAACACCTTCTGCTGTAGGATTGTCCATTATTTCTTTTGCATAATCTTCAATATCTTCATATGAATCTGCAGAACGTGTATCACGTTTTGATGGAAATTGTATTTGGTCGTCGCTAAGAGCAGAATATTCTTTAAATAAAGTCATGATTCTTTCTTCTAATTTTTTAAAATAAATGTCTTCTCCTTGATGACGAAGTATATCAAATACATGAACTTTAATGTCTGCCTTTCCTTCTTTTCTATTAATATAGGCTAAAGTTTCTGCCCTATGAAGTGGTTCATCATCTTTGTAAAGAACTGCTTCGGCATCTAAAATACACTTAGGAAAAGCATCCTGTTCTAATCTTTTAACTTGTTTTGGAAATTTATCTGTAATATCATTACCATTAAATGAATAAATCTTAACAGTTTTTAATTTGTGAATCTGAATACGTAGGCCGTCAAATTTTTCTTGTACAATCCATTCTCCGGTAAAACCTTTTAGTTCTTTTAAATCGTCAATTTCAAATATTCTATACATTGGTTTATTTGGTATGACGAAAGTATTTAATTTGGTTTGGTCTTCTTTTAGTATAGTACGAGTATTTGCTATTTCTTGCAATACATCTAATACTAATTTAGCATGAGATGTAGTAACATCCTTTGCTTGTTTTAATCTAGTAAGAGGTATTCTTAGTTCTATAATAGATTTAAAATTTTCATCTTCGGTCACTAGGTCTTCCATTTCTGATACTAAATTAGCCCATTCACCACCGTATGTTTTTGGGTCTTCTTTTGCTGTTAGATATAATAAACGACATTCATTATATTTAGGCATCCATTTATTACCCATAAGCAACGTCTCCCGTAGTATCTTTTGATATTGCGCGTATCATTCTATTTATTAAATCTTGTTCAGTAGATAGATATTCTTCTATTAAGTCGGTTAAATCTTTATCACCGCTAATATGTCTAATGTTAATATTCATATTAGGAAAGGTAAAATTCAAATAAAAGACAGCAGTATGATTTTCTAATGTTGCTCTATAGTTTTTAGGGAATGTAAAATCATCACCTATAGCAAAATCGGCCCAATTATGTCCTGCGTTTTCTAATGTTATTCCTTCTTCCTGTAAATCATTAGTAAGAATAGACATAACGGTTGCATGTTCTTTATTGGATAATTTTCTCTTTAGAATAATTTTCCAATCCACATTAAACCACCTAGTATAATTCTTCTGTTGGTTTATCATCGTCGGCTGGTCTATTTGCTACCTTTGCAGAAACTTCAGTAGATGCTTCCTGTTCAACTAATTTACCTAGAAGTTTATTTACTGATTGAACTTGTTCGGCTATTGCTTTAAACGAAGCAGCCATTTGAGGTAAAGTTTCTTTTACTGTAGGTTTATCTTTACCCATTTCCGGCCCCCTATCCATAGGTCCGGCTTCATCATCCATAGGTTCACGGTCTGCACCACGCTTAACATATTTTTGTCCGGTTAAATCTCTATCGAGTTCTTTATCACCAAAAGCCTTTTTCATAGTCATAGGCTTATTGGGTTTTGCAGCACCACGAGGAATAGAACGTGGACCTAATGGACCATCATCAAATTGTACTCCAAATACATCTACTTTTTTAGATTTTGGTTTGTTAACTTTTACATCTTCTGCGTGTTCATCAGGGTCTACAGGACTTCCTAAATGATTACTAATTAGTGTTGTTAAATCTCTTAATTGTGTTAGAGCCATAGATACTTTCTTTTCAGCATCACTTTGTTCCGCCCTATGTGCGCTTAAATTTTCATTTTCACCTAAGTTGTTATAATCCATATTATTCACCATTAATTTTCTTTATCATATCATCCAGTTCGGTCCAATCCATTTTAGCAATCGTATCTGCATCCGGTAATGCGTTACCTGTCTGAATAAAAGGAGTTTGTGTTTCGGTCTTAACTAGACCTGATTTCATAAGGATATTATCCGTGGAATAGACCATCGCTTCTAAACTCTTAACGCGGTCAACTAATTCTTTTAGTAATAATTGTAAGTCATTGTCTTCACTCATTATCGTCACCTGTCTTTGGGTAGATTACTTCTCTAATTGATTTATATAGTTTTTCATATTCACGACGCAGTTTTACTGCCCGCTTAACTACCATTAGATTCTCATCCTCGTATTTAAGGATGCGCTTTTTTAGCCCCTTATTTTCATTAACAACACCGAGGGACTTTAATACTGTAATAAGTTCTCCTAGTTTGAGAACGTCTTCGTTAAAGTATTCTGTTGGGTGTGCTAGTTGTAATAGTGTTTTTACTAATCGTTTGTCTTTCTTGTTTAGTTCACTAAGAATCATACCTGTGTCTTCTTTAACAATTGTATCGGATGTGACTCCTAATTCAACTAGTAAACTGTCTAACGCTTTTTTAGTTTCTACTAGTGGGAACGAAGGTTGACTAACTAGTGGGTATCTACCTTTACCTTGAGTTTGTTCCCTCCTTCTTCTCTCAGCATCAGTTTCTGATAAACCTGTTTCCTCTTTATTTTTCTTTCTTTGTTCTTCTGTCGATGCTCTCAATGAACGCATAGGGTCAATTACATCTCGAATATAATTTATTTTGCGGGATTCAATTTCTTCTTTAGGTAAAGGTTGACCCGCTAATGGGTGAGGCTCAAGATATACATTTTGTTCAAGATTTCTAGGTCGTTTTTTACCTCCTGTAGAACCTAGAATTACTAATGCCTGAAGGTGTGATTTTATTTTACTCTTAATGTCGGTTTCTTCTTCCGACGATAATACCTTATCCTTAAGTTCACTTATTTTTTCAGGTGTGAGTTTAATATCTCTACCCCTTGATTTGGCTCTTTCAATAGCACCTAATTTTTTCTCAGCCCTTTGTGAATCGGTTAATTTCTTTCGAGTTTCGTTATATTCTTCATCTGTTAAATACTTAGGTTTCATCTTTGGTATTTTATTTGGGTCGAGTAAGGACTCTCTAAGTTCTTGTGTTTCTTCTGGAGTAAGTTCGCCAGTTTCTAATAACGAAGTTAACCGTTCCTTAAATTGTGTTTCTTCCTCTTCTGTTAATTTTTTTCTACCGGGTGCTGCTATTCTTGCTCTCTTAGGTAGCCTTGTTCCTCTAATTCCTTCACTCAGTTCTTGTTCTTCTGGACCAAAGGCAGGAATAATTTTAATATTTAGGTCTTCCACTGTTTTATTATATAGTTCGTTTAATTCTTCTGTTCTATCTACTGGTTTTTCTATATCATCAGCAACAGTTTCAACTTCTCCTATATTTATTCCAGCACTAGCAATATTTGATAAAGAGTCAGTTATATCTTTTAGTTCTTTTTGACCTGATGCAACATCTTGAGCATCAGCAGCGCGTAGTTTATCTCTATACTCCATTTGTAGTTTTCTATTTTCTTCAATCTCTTCTAATAATTCTTCAAACTGTTCTTGTTTTTGAGCCATTATTTTACGTTCTTGTTCGCGTTGCTCTCTTTGTGGTCTAGTTAAATTTTCTCTTACCTCACTAAATGTTAAATTATTTCTTAAACCCTCTGCGTATATTTCTTGTATTTCTTTAGCACTTTCAGAACTATAATCATATTCTTTACCACCCAACACAAAAGTAAATGTAGGAACTACACGTTTAACAGGTATTCTTTTCTTAGTGCCTAATAGTGCTGGAAAGTTAAGAACAGCAGTATCATCGTATTCTATTTCATATATTGCTACTAAAATATTATACATAGATACACCTATATCTTCTATTATTTCTCTATACTTTGCGTCTACATCTCCCCCTGCTTTTTTTTGCTCTGCTAATTTTGTTAAAAAGTAATCTACACAACTCAATTTTGTTTTTTCAGATGTGTTTAATCCTTTAAATCTTTGACTTATACTATCGAGTGGAGGTTTAGTAACTTTTGGTTTATACCTATCTTTACCGAGGTCAATTCCGGCAGCATCTTGTAGTGCCGCTATTTCTACTTGAACGTCTGACTCAAAAGTATCTATTGCACGAGCAGTAATTTTAGTTTCGATAACCAACCCATCTTTTTTTCGTACACTTACGCTATCTTCAAAATTTCTTTCAAGTTTTTTATAAAAATTTAAGAAGTCAAATCTACCCTTTATGGGTATTCCTACGGGTTCTCTAGAGGGAATATCTTCATCACCTTCAGGAAGTTTACGTTGTTCTGGTTCCGACGGTTTAGGCATTTTATCAGTTAAATCAACAGTATTCTGTAAAATACGTTCAAGTTTACTTTCTGCATCAGCGACTCCTTCATCTGTTAGACCAACATCTGTAATAAGTTTATCTACTTCTGCGATAGACATAGAAGGTTGGTAATCTATTCCTAATCTTCCTAATACTGCTTCTATAGCATATTCTAATTGAGCAAGTATTAAATCAAATCTTTTTGCTACTGGGATAGGTTTAACCTTTGTT